TAATGTCATTAATTAAAAATGATTATGAGAAAGGTAAAATTAAGAAAGAAGAATTACTAAATACTGTTAGAAGTAGACTTGAAGAGTACAATACAGAAGAAATAGAATTTTATCTTAACATTTTCTCTGATATGTACCTTGAATAAATATTATCTAATTAATTTTAATTAGATAAGAAATTTTCTTCTGTGATAGAAGAAAATAATGAGTATATTTTTATTTATTTTTTAAATAAAAGTTCAAGAGATCCAATTTCCGTATCAGCAATTAATTTATAACATCTTAATTTAGTATTTTCATGTTTTAAACATTCAAAAACTTTAGAAGTACATGAAGGAATAATAGGATGAATGACCATTGTAATGAAATATAATGCTTCTGTAATCGTATGAATAATATTATTAATTTTAATATGGTCATTAAGTTTCCATGGTTGAGAATCTGTTAAGTATTTATTTATATCTTTTAACAATAAAGTTGAAAATCTAGAAATCTTATAAATCTTTTTTAATTGGATATAATTTTTGACGATATCTGTTATAGATTCATATTGGAGAAGTTCATAATTATTACTGGAAACTGGTATTCTATTATTGCACTTAAGTTTAATAAGTTTTACTATTCGATTTACTAAATTACCATACAAATTAATTAACATCTTGTGAGTATTAATAAATTTATCAGTGTCAACATTGATATCTTTTCCGATTTTATTTTGGAGTAGGAACCATCTAAATGTATCAGTACTTGTTATTTCAATTAATTTATTACTATCTATAGTATTAGATAAACTTTTACTCATTTTTCTTCCACTAGAATCTAAAATATGACCATGAACTAATATTAAATTTGGAATTTGTAAATTTAACGATAATAACATCGCAGGAAATATTATTCCATGAAACCATAGAATATCTTTACCAATAATTTGTACACTAGGAGGCCAGTCATTAATTCCTGTAATATAATTCATTAAAGCTTCAAACCAAACGTATATAGTAATATTGTTATCATTTGGTATTTTTATACCATTGATTATATCGTTTCTAGAAATACATATATCTCTAAGTTTTTCATTATTTAATTTATGGGATAATTCATCGTAATATTCTACTGGTTGTATAAAATCTTTGTTATTTTTATAAAATTCTTTTAGGGTGTCTTCATATTTACTTAATTTAAAAAAGTATGCTTTTTCAGTTAATCTTTGAAAAGGTTCGCCTGTAATATTATCTATAAAATTACACTTTAGTGCTTCAGAATTGGAAATATAACATTCTTCTCTTGTATTGTACCATCCATCATATAAATCCTGATAAATATCTCCTTTTCTGTACATTATATCAAATAAATACAAAGAATTATTGATATGATTTTCTTCTGAAGTTCTTATAAATCTATCATATTGTATATCAAGCAATGAATAAAGATCTCTGAATTCTTTGACATACATGTCACATAATTCTTTGCATGTAATATTTAAATTATTAGCTTTATTTTCTATTTTTTTCCCGTGCTCATCAGATCCTGTCAATAAAAAACAATTATTAAATATATACTTATAATATCTATTGATACAATCAGCTAATATTATTTCATAAGAATGTCCGATATGTGGTTCTCCGTTCATATAACTTATGGCTGTTGTTAATGAAAATTGCATTGTAATTTTTTTATAAATTTGTGTCCTTTATTTATAGATTATTGGTTATAAATATTATTTTCTTCTAAAAATGTTTATTTAAATAATCTATATGTGGTCCTCTTAAAATTTATTTATTAATACATTTCATAATAAAATTTTATTATGAATTATTTATTTTTAATTACTTGATTTAATTCTATCATAAGTTTTAATTAATTCATTAAATTTTTCAATATTACCTCCATTATCAATAATCTCTTTTATTTCATCTACAATTAATTCAATTTTATATAAAAATTCATCATTATCATTTTTAATAACACGATTACCTTCATCACCACAATAATATTTCGTTTTGAATTTGATTTTTGTTGATGGATTACAATAAATGATACAACCACCTGCATCCTCAAATTTAATTTTTTCTAAATTGTATTTTCTAAAATCAAATGTCATAGAATTGGAATTTCTAATTGATAGGGTTTTTAAATTAGTTAATTTATCAAGGAATTGATAAAATGTTTTAAAATTTTCTTCACCAAAATCATTAAGATATACATGTTTAATGAATTCTATTCCACTAACAATATAATTCACTTCCCATAAATTTTTATAAAATTTTCCATAACCAAAATTTTTTTTCCTACCATCCTTTAAATTTATTACATTATGTAAACTTTTAATATCATCATTATCAGGGAAAATGAGTGATGTATTAACTTCTAAAAAAATTTCCTCAAGAAACTTACAATTTCTAATATTTTTAGCTGAATAACATCGTAATTTGCGTAATTTTGGCATAAATGAACAATCTATAACTATTTCATTGCCATAAATAAAAAGTTCTTCTATATTGCAAAAATTATTAGGATCATAAAAACTTTTACTATCGTTTCCGTTATAAAATAATGGAAATTTAGTACCATAAATATATATTAAAAGAACATCTTTTAATGTTTCGATAAAATTAAGATTTCCATTAAAAATTAGTGGTCCGCAACAAAAGTTTTTTAATTTACAATTATCATTAAAAATAATTGATTTGATTGGTATTTCATAATCTGAGAAACGTTTTTTGCTAGTGTCATCTTTATCTTTGACATAAAGATTTAATGATTCAAGTTTTGAATTTACTGAAAGATCAAGTACTGAATCTTCTGAACTTATAAAATATTCAAGTACTAGTTCTTTAAGATTGGGATATTTAGTAAAATCAAGTTTATCAATATTAGGAGCATTGTTAATATATTTAGGAATACCATCAGTACAATATGTATATATCCATTTAATTATAGTTACTTCATTGCATTGTTCATAATTATTAAATTCGTTTTCTGAATTAAATTCAATTAACATATCAATCAAATTTTATAATTAATAATATAATTATAATTTTTATTCAATTTAATTAAATTGATTAAAAAAACTTTTTTCTATATATATTTATATATGGATTATTATATTTATATTTTGAGACTCGTTCAAAACAAATTTTATATTGGTAGAACAAAAAATCCATATTTCAGAATAGATAATCATTTTAATCATTTTGGAAGTCAATGGACAACTAAATTTCCTCCTATTGAAGTTATAGAAATTTTAAAATGTAGAGATTCATATATGGAAGATCAATATACAATTAAATATATGAATGAATATGGTATAGAAAATGTAAGAGGAGGTACTTTTTCAAAAATTAATTTATCATCCTTTGAAATACAGCTAATTATTAAAATGATCAGATCTCAAAATGATTTATGCTTTAAATGTGGGTTTAAAGGTCATTTTTCAAATGAATGTATTTCAAAATTAAAAGAAATTATTTGTTTTAAGTGTGGTAAAAAAGGTCACGTTTCCACTTCATGTTTTTTAGATTCTAACCAAAATAATCTATCACAAAAATCAATTTATGATAAAAATAAGAACAATGACTTAAACAATCCTTTCCAGAACAATGACTTAAACAATCCTTTCCAGAACAATGACTTAAACAAACCTTTCCAGAACAATGACTTAAACAATCCTTTCCAGAATAAAAATGCACATTGCATACAAACTGTGAATAATCAAAATTTAGAATATAATGGGTGTATAATCTCATAAATTTACTATTAATTATATTAATTTAACGATTATTATTTTTGTAAAATTTTTACTAAATTATTTATTATATTAAGTCTTCTTGAATTTCTGAAAGTAATTTATATATTTTTCAATTTATAAAAACCATGATATTTATATATAGAATTTTATCATTTTCCAATTTTAATTAAATTAATTAAAATCATTTTATTCAAGGTACATCTCAGAGAAAATCCCAAGATAAAATTCTATGTTTTCTTCTTTTGTATTGTACTCTTCAAGCCTTTTTCTAACAGTATTCAGTAATTCTTCTTCTTTAATTTTACCTTCTTCAAAATCATTTTTAATTGTTGTCATTACAGCATTAATTTGAGAAGTTTCTGAAATTCTTATATTTACAAGTTCTGAAAAGCCATTCAATGAATTAACTGTTCTACTAAGACGTCCTGTAGAACACTTACAAGAAGCATCTTCAAGTTCTTCTTCTAAACGTTTTAATATTTCAGGATTAAATTCTAAGTGTTCTATTTCAGCAAATACTAATTGAAAAATCTCAAAGTAAGTTAAATTAAAATAAGAATGAATATCTTCAACTTTGAAATAAGTTAATATATCTTCAATTCTTGAAAACTTAAGGTCAATTAATTTATTGATTATTTCAATTTCTTGTTTAAGAGATTTACTATGAGCTTTCATTAAATTATTAATTGAAGTGTTAACACTTCTAGTAATTTCTGAATCGTGAACATTTTGAGAATTAGAATAGATATTATTTTTTATACTTTTATTTCTATTGAGAATTCTTAAAACTGCTGGATGATGAGGTCCTTCAAAGGGATTATTATCATAATATACATAATTTAAATTTCTTAAATTCCTAATTGGTAAAAGAGTTGTTAATTGATTATTATTGCAATATAATTCTTTTAAAGAAGTACAATTAGAAATGCCATCAAGATTAACTAATTTATTATCTCTGCATATTATTCTTTGTAAATAAATACAATTAGAAAGTCCATCAAGACTACTTAATTGATTATTATTACATTGTAAATCTTTTAAAGAAGTACAATTAGAAAGCCCATCAAGATTACTTAATTGATTATTATTACAATGTAAATCTTTTAAAGAAGTACAATTAGAAAGTCCATCAAGATTACTTAATTGATTGTTCCAACAATTTAATGTTTGTAAAGAAGTACAATTAGAAAGACAATTAAGATTACTTAAATAATTAATACTACAATTTATTACTTGTAAAGAAGTACAATTAGAAAGCCCATTAAGATTACTTAATTGATTATTCCAACAATATAATTCTTGTAAAGAAGTACAATTAGAAAGACCATCAAGATTAATTAATTGATTATTTTCACAATATAATTTTTGTAAAGATCTACAATTAGAAAGTCCATTGAGATTTTTTAATTTATTACTATAACAATATAAGTCTTGTAAAGAAGTACAATTAGAAAGACCATCAAGTTTACTTAATTGATTACTATCACAATTTAATTTTTGTAAAGAAGTGCAATTAGAAAGCCCGGCAAGATTTTCTAATTGATTACTATTACAATATAATTCCTGTAAAAAAGTACAATTAGAAAGTCCATTGAGATTTTTTAAATTATTTCCACTACAATTTAATTTTTGTAAAGAACTACAATTAGAAAGTCCAGCAAGATTTTTTAAATTATTTTCACTACAATTTAATTTTTGTAAAGAAGTACAATTAGAAAGTCCAGCAAGATTTTTTAAATTATTTTCACTACAATTTAATTTTTGTAAAGAAGTACAATTAGAAATTCCATTGAGATTTTTTAATTTATTATTATTGCAATATAATTCTTGTAAAGAACTACAATTAGAAAGTCTATTGAGATTTTTTAATTTATTATAACCGCAAACCAATTCTTGTAAAGAAGTACAATTAGAAATTCCAACAAGATTTTTTAAATTATTTTCACTACAATTTAATTCTCGTAAATTAATAAATCTTTCTATTTTTAATTTATGTAAACTTCCCAAATTACATGAACTGATATCAATCTTAATTACTTTACTGTAATCAAAATCTTTTGGGAGATCCATTAATTGAAAATAATTTAAGGTTTCCATTACTTTGTATTTACAATAAATACAAATTATATTTTTATTCAATGTACATTTCATAGAAAATATCTTGATAAAATTTAATTGTTTCTTCATTAATATTGTACTCTTCAAGTCTAATTTTAACGGTATCAAGTAATTCTTCTTCTTTAATTTTATTATTTTCAAAATCATTTTTAATTAACGCCATTACAGCATTAATTTGAGAAGTTTCTGAAATGTTAACACTTACAAGATCTGAAAATCCAGATAAACTGTTAACCGTTCTACTAAGGCATCCTGTAAAGCACATACAAGAAGCGTCATTAAGTTCTTCTTCTAAACAGCGAAAAATTTCAGGATTAAATTCTAAGTGTTCTATTTCAGCAAATACTAATTGAAAAATCTCAAAGTAAGTTAAATTAAAATAAGAATGAATATCTTCAACTTTGAAATAAGTTAATATATCTTCAATTCTTG